TGTAATGTTTCCCTATATGGCAACTTACGCAGTCGATTTGTTAAAATTTAAAAATATCGGTGTAAATACTTGCACTATTCAAAAAAGTGTGTACATTTGTACCCGTCAAAGATAATCAAAAACAAAACAATATGAACTATTTCACTTTTGAACACGACTGCATCAATGCACCTATCACACTTACTATCGAAGTTGAATATGTGGTTTCTCATTTTAGAGGCAACTACTATGTGCAGGATGAAACAACCATTAGCGATTGTAAATACACACTGCTTTGTGCTGGCATTGACATGACTAAGTGCATCATGAACAGCAGCAACAAGAAATTAATCAGTGAAATTGATTTTGCAATCACTGAAGCTATTTGGACAGACGAAGAAAATCAGTAATCAATTTAAAACCTCAATACAAATGTTAATCGAAGTAACACACACAGCACCGGTGCGAGTAGGCACTACCCAAATCACATTGCCACACTATTACATTAGTGGCGACTACGGAAAGACATATTGCTGCATGACTGAAGACATGAAGCTTATCACCGTATATCATTACATATATGGATGCAACATCGAAACCAAAAGCTACGATGAAGAACAAGATGTAGCGTTTCGCTTAGAACGTGACATGCGCGATAAGCATTACGAACCTATCGAAGAAGCAGTGTTCATGCATAAGTTTAGCGAAGCGCATCGTGAGATATTCTATATAGCAAACCCGAAATTAAAACCAATCGAATGAGAAAGCGACAGGAATTGAACCAACTAATAGCACGCACAGTAGGGAGCAAAGCTGCTCTCCTACGTGCGATGCAAAGGAGCAACACGCCCATAGTGAAAAAGACACTTCATAATTGGTGTGACGATCCGGGCAGCATCAAGTTACGACAGCTAATGAACCTTAGCCGGGTGATGGACCTGCCAGTCTGTGAGATAGTCAATTGTATAACCATTAAAAACGAAGGCGATGAGTGAATATAAAGCATACATAAAGACACAAGGCAAAAAGCTACGCACTACTAAGCTACCAACGCGCAGCGATATCCTTACTATCATGAAGAAATTTGATAAAGTAAGCTTTGCGGAACTGCGAAAGGAACTAAACGTAAGCAATGCTAAGTTGATGGATTGGTGCAAGCTGGTATTTAGCACAGACGACAAGGAGAAAAGGTGGCGCGAAATCGAGCAGAACTTGAACAACTTAGAGTTTCATGAGAACTTTACCGAATCGATGCATAGCGAATACGATGTGCATGATGTTCGCAGGGTAAATGACAAGAACATGTATATCATTAAAAAGAAAGTAGTCAATGAAAATCGGATGTGCTATCTTGTTACGCTGAATAATAACCAGCATGTGATCGTGCGCTTTGATATTCCTGTCGAACGTAGCAGCGTGCAGTATTGCCCTATCACATTAGGATGTGACTATCAGGTAAATTCATTAGGTCAATGGGAGTATATGGAGCTGGAATCACATTTACCTGTGATAAATATCCAGGCAGATGAAGACTACATCGGTAAGTTTTGGTTGGCAATATCTAATTCCCTGAATGCATGAAGCACGAAGAAAGCAAGATTCAGCAACGTTGCGTAGAATGGTTCCGCTATTCCTTTCCGCGTACACTAATCGCTTCCTTCCCTAATGGTGTGTTCATCGGTGGTACACCTGTGCAAAGAGCCAAACGGTGGAACATCTTGAAAGCAGAAGGGGCTATGCCAGGTATGCCTGATTTAATGATCTGCATGCCTTCAGGTCCATACCATGCCCTGTTCATTGAGATGAAGACTGAAAAAGGCAAACTATCCGACACACAAAAAATCGTTCACGCACAGCTTATAAATGCAGGTTACTGCGTTAAGGTGTGCAGGTCATTTGAAGAATTTACACAAACAATTAAAACCTATTTAGAGCAATGAGAAAAAACACAAAAAGCAAGTATTATGAATTTATGTGTGCTTTATATGCCATGCAAGAATTTGACATCAAACAAATGCGCAATGAATATCGTGTAGGTGCGCGACTGATTACGCTCATGCGCGAACACAACATGCTTAAACGCGATGGCAATGTAACACGCTGGATAGGGGATAAACCGACACAGGCAATCGCTACAGCATTTGCTAAAGAATGTTTGAAGGAATCGCGTATTGCTAATGCACAAAGCAAAGCAGGAACGCAGCAGCTAACTATCAAACCTATCAAACGTGTTGAGCGAACACAACCAGCACCGGTGCATGAAGAACCTATATGCGATAACAGCAATAGCAAGATGCTTTTGATCATGGCTGTTGGTGCTGTAATCGGATTCATGATTGCCACAATTATTTGGAAGTAGAGATATTTTGTATATCTTTGCAACGCAACTCAGTATGAAAAACATTTTAAATCCCATCACTACCGCATTGCCATAAGCACAACCGTGCGCTGGGTTGCCTTTGTGTGTAGTGGTGGGTATTTAGTTTTATGTTTTATTTAAAAGATTCATGGTATACACCCAATACCTACGATAGAAACTTTGCTTATCCTTCAAACAAGGAAGGGGTTTATGTAATTGTCGAACCTACGATAGGCGTTTTATACGTTGGTAGTTCTATAAATTTATGGCAGCGTTACAATAGACATGAAGTATTACGTTTATTGAATGCAACTTATGGTTATGTTCAGTTTTATTTTACGGAATGTACAAACTCAAAGCAGTTTGAAAAACATTTGATTAAAACTTTACAACCTAAATACAATACACAGCACAAATGAAGAACAACGGTTACGACCTTTCTCGAAAGTGGTTTGACTTTGCCTTTGAGCATTCGGAAGTGAAGTGCCAGCATACTGCTTTGTTCATGTGGATCATTGAACTAAACAATCGACTTGGTTGGAAGGAGCAGTTTGGAATACCAACGAACGCAACTATGGAAGGTTTGCACATTGGTAATAAGCGCACCTACTTGGATGCACTTAGCGACTTAGCTAAATGGAATTTCATTCAAATCATAAGTGAATCTAAGAATCAGTATAGCAGCACAATAATATCAATATGCCGTAGCAAAAAAGCCACAGCATTGCATACGGCATTGGATACGGCATTGATACAGCACAGCAACGGCATTGAACACAGCATTGAACACAGCAGTGCCCCTATAGATAAACAAAGAAACCAAGAAACAAAGAAACAAAGAAACAATAGAGTGGTGTTCACACCACCATCCGAAAATGATATTTATAATTTTATGGGTGAGTTGAATATGAAATCGGGTGGTAAGTGGAGCGAAATGAAAATTGTTGCAGAAAGCAAAAATTGTTTTGATCACTACACAAGCACCGGATGGAAAACATCGGGTGGCGCAAAAATAGTTTCGTGGGAATCGACTGTCCGTAAATGGATGAATAATGCATTTACATTTGAAAAAAATAAAAACCAAAATCAATATGGAAAACAACCAAATACAACAGCAAACAGCATTGCACAAGCTAACCAACTTCTCACCGAAGCAATCGCTATCAGTCGCGCACGCGATGCAGCAGGAAAAACTCAGTCTACTTCGGAAGGTTGATAAGGAACTAACCAAAGTCGCAGTTATGTCATTGCTTGCCCGGTGCGTGCAGCTGGTCAATGTACAGAATACCATGAACAGTTTGCAGATTGAGTTTTGCGCTGAACAAATCATGGACAAGATGTGGATGTATTCACTTGAAGAACTGCAAATCATTTTTGATAACGGTGCTATTGGTAAGTACGGCACGCTGTTCAATCGTATTGATCCAGCTACGGTGCTTGCATGGTTTCCACTTTATGATCAAGAAAGGCAAGTGGTAAGTGATGCAATCAATGAAAGCAAGAAGCAGCAGAACAACATCTACGAAATGTTCCAGCATCCGCAAATCATGGAAGCTATGCAACAGGCAGCAGATAAGTTAAGCATCAAAGAAGAACCGGTGCGCGAAGTCAAAAGGGAAAATCCACCACCACTTGAGATTGCACTCATGCGCGAATACGATGCGCTGCCGCAGTGGGATAATAACATTTTCTTTCGGATGTACAAAAACAAGCCGTATCAGTTTACCGAATACAGGCAGGAACGTTACAAGGAACTAATCGAAAACCAAAATGAATACTGATATGCAGTACATGGATATCAAAGGTATCAATTACGATATTTATTTTAAGTGCCCAACATGTGATTGCAAAAGATTTCAAAGGCCAAGTTACTATTTGAAGCCATTGACATTTTTAGAAGGTGTATATGAATGCAGTAATTGTCAGGAAGAATTTTGCTACTACGATGATGCGTTTACATTGGTGCAAGCACAACTAACTTTATTTGATAAATGAAAAAACAAGGAAAAACGGAATCGCTCCTTAGTTATTTAACAAGGAATCCACCTAAAGAATATGGTAGCGAAAACCCAACTATTGAACAGCTTCATAATTTTTTTAAAGAAAGATGGAAACAAATGAAAAAAGGAGGTGACAAATGAAGCAATACGATAAGCAAAAAGAAACCGACCTGCTACGCAAACTATTCGTGCTAACCGCCAGGCGAAGCATGCGCCCTGCTATGACCGATAATCTCACAATGCGCCTTATCTTTGAGGAGTTACATTTGTTAACTGATAAAGATGAATATAAGTTATGACTATTGGTGAATTGTGGGATAAACTTGCGCAGTACCCGGACGATGTAGAAGTGTATATTGGTTTCATCAATGGGCATAGCATTGACCACGAATCTTTCGAAGTAATAGAAACAATCGACTTTAACGGTAAAACAACAATCAGTCTAATGATTGACGACATCGCAATAATCAACAATTAATACAATGAGCAACTATCAAATGCAAGAGGGACAGTTCACCCTATTCAAGAACAACAAGACAACCAACAACGCACCTGAATACACAGGTGAAATCATGGTGAATGGTAAGAAGATGCGACTGGCTGCATGGGTTAAAGAAGGAAAGAATGGTAAGTTCTTTTCAGGCAAGATGAGCGAGCCAATCGTAAAACGTGACGAACCACAAGACGATCCATCAGGTGACCTGCCATTCTAATGATCCTGCCTATCCTACCTGAAGACAAAGCTAACCATGCGCTGTATGGTGTTGCTATCTACGCTGCCGCTGCTTCGATATTCAGCGCACCATTCTCAATGATCGTGGTGTTTGCGTTCGCAGCTGGCAAAGAATTATTCGATTCGGTGCTGAAGGAAAAATCATTTAGCATGTTGGATATGATAGCCACGTTATGCGGTGGTTTGGTTGGAATGTACATCGGATTATTTACATGATTGAATACCTGCCTAAACAAAAGGAAGCATTGCGCGTGCTGGGTAACTCACACCCGGCACGTGTGGTGCTCTTCGGAGGAGGTGCAGGACCAGGCAAGTCTTTCATCGGATGCGCATGGCAAATAAGCCGCAGGTTTAAATATCCGGGCACACGTGGTTTGATAGGTCGAAGTAAACTTGACACGTTAAAGAAGACCACGCTAAAGACTTTTTTTGAGGTAGCCCATGTACTGCAGCTATTACCAAATGAGCATTACACAATCAACAATCAAACACACGTTATCACTTTTGCTAATGGTAGCGAAATAATCTTAAAGGATTTGTTCGCATACCCAAGTGATCCTGAATTTCACTCATTAGGCGGTTTGGAATTAACCGATGCGTATGTGGATGAAGCTGCGCAGGTAAGCAAACGTGCAATAGATATTTTGCAATCGCGCATACGTTATAAGCTTCGAGAATATAACCTGCCACCGAAGATGCTACTTACATGCAATCCGTCTAAAGGATGGCTTTATAATGATTTTTACGCACCATATAAGAGCGAAACACTACCTGAACATCTTGCTTTTATTCCATCATTAGCAACTGATAATGTGCATTTGCCCGATTCGTACATCGAAACGTTGGAACGTTTGCCCGAAATAGACAGGCGAAGACTATTGTATGGTGATTGGGAGTATGACGAAAGCGTAGATAACTTATACCAATACGATGATTTGGTGCGCTGCTTCCGGGAAGAAGAAGCAAAAGGTGAAAAGTACATTAGTGCGGATATTGCGCGATTAGGAAAAGACCGTAGTGTCATTTGCGTATGGCATGGATTGCACTTAATCGAGATTCATGAACTGCGAAAGCAACCAATCACAACAGTAGTCACTACCATTCGCCAGCTATGTGATAGACATAGCATCAAACTATCTAACGTGATCTGCGATGAAGATGGGGTTGGAGGGGGTGCGGTCGATGCGCTCCGTTGCAGGGGCTTCCTTAATGGTGGTCGTGCTAAGCAAGCAGATAAGTTTACCAATCAAAAAGCAGAATGTTACTTCAAGCTTGCAGAATTGATTGAGCAGAATAAAGTAATTTTTAAAGTGAATCAATTCAGGGATGTGATCGTGCAGGAACTGGATATGATACGTAGAAGGCAACCTGAAGCCGATGGCAAACTTGCTGTGATAAGCAAAGATGAAATAGCCCGGATGCATGGCAAGAGTCCTGACTACGCTGATGCTATCATGATGCGCATGTATTTCGAATTATTCCCGAACTACGGCAGCTATTCGTGGGCGTGAGGTGGTTACAATCTGTAACCGATTGAAGCTAACACATTGATTCTCAATCACACGTTTGTTAAAATTTGTTAAAACTGCATGCTGCCTATTGCGTGGGTAAAAAGTTACACTATCTTTGACCCATCAAACAACAATAAAAACACAAAGCAATGACACACACAATTCAAGTATCAAAAGGATT